AAATCTTTGGAATAACCGAGAAAAGAGGTTGAAATATCACTGAAATGGCTATCATTAAGGCGTTTACAGTGCCAAATGAAGCCAACCACAAAAAACGGGAAACGCAAAGGAAAGCAGTTCTATGAAGCAGGAAGGTTTTCAAATCGTTACCCGAAGCAAGATGCATTTTTAACGCTCTCTGCATTGATTGCGCCGTTCTGCTCCGATTTGCTTATCAAGGTCTAACTCGTTGATACATAACTTTGCAAACAAAAAACGAGTATGGCAAGAAGTACATTCAAAGTGCTGTTCTACGTGAACGGCAGCAAGGAGAGAAACGGCATTGTCCCCATCATGGGACGAGTGACAATCAATGGAACTGTGGCGCAGTTCAGTTGCAAGCAGAGTGTCCCGAAAACGCTTTGGGACATCAAGGGCAACCGAGCCAAAGGCAAGAGCAAGGAGGCACGGGACATCAACCTTGCTTTGGACAACATCAAGGCGCAAATCATCAAGCATTACCAGCGCATATCCGACCGTGAAGCGTTCGTGACTGCGGAAATGGTGCGCAATGCCTATCAAGGTATCGGCAGCAAGTACGAGACACTGCTCGGAGCATTCGACCGTGAGAACGAAGTATTCAAGAAACGTGTCGGCAAGGACAGGGTAATGGCAACCTACCGCTCACGGGTAGTGGCAAGAAACCATGTGGCAGCGTTCATCAAGTCTTTTTACAGACGGACTGATATGTCCATGCTGGAGATTACGCCCGACTTCATCAAGGAGTTTGCCGCCTACCTATCAACGGAAGCGGGACTGCATAACGGGACGATATGGGAAAAGTGCATGTGGCTGAAAGGTGTAGTTATGCGTGCGCACTTCAATGGACTGATACCGAGAAACCCGTTTGCCCAATTCCACATCAGCCCGAATGTGAAGGAACGTGAGTATCTGACGGAAGACGAACTGAAAGCGTTGATGACGCATGAATTCGGGGATACAAAGCTGTCCTATATCCGTGATATTTTCGTCTTCGCCAGTTTCACCGCCCTCTCTTTCGTGGACATCAAGGAACTGACCAATGACAACATCGTGGAAATAAACGGTGAGAAGTGGATATTATCGAAACGGCATAAGACAAAAGTGCCGTTCCAAGTGAAACTGCTGGATATACCCTTGCAGATAATAGAACGTTACCGCCACTGTCAGGAGGATAACCTTGTGTTCCCCAATCTCAACTACTGGTCTATCTGCAAACCGCTGAAAAAGGTGATGAAAGAGTGCGGGATAACAAAGGACATCTCATTTCATTGCTCAAGACATGGCTTTGCAACATTGGCTTTGAGCAAGGGTATGCCGATTGAAAGCGTGAGCCGTGTTTTGGGACACACGAACATAGTCACGACCCAAATCTACGCCAAAATCACAACGCAGAAATTGGACAACGATCTTACCATGTTCGGCAACAGGCTGAACCAATCCTTTAACAATGTATCAATGGCAGGACAATGAAGAGGAACATAATCAAAATCACAGAACACGGTACTGTGATTATACCTGACAGGGATATATGGATGAGTGAAGCGGAGCTTGTCAGCCTGTTCGGGGTTATCGCTCTTACCGTCCGTACTGCAATCCGAGCCGTTTATAAAAGCGGAATACTGAATGAGCATGAAGTACAGCGGTATATCCATCTGTCGGACAAATGTAGCATGGATGTTTACTGCCTTGAAATGGTTGTCGCTCTTGCTTTCCGCATCCGTTCATACGGAGCGGAACGGGTACGCAAAGACTTAATTGAAAGGATGTACTTGCGAAAAGAGAAAACAAGCATCTACTTTTCGCTGTGTAATAGCATAAAATCATCTGAATATCAAGCGTAAAGTGTATTGATATGACGACATGAAGTAATGAAACCGATGCGTATTCCCATTGCCGAAAATGTATCCATATACATAATTGGGTAGGCGTATTGTCATTCATTCACAGGAATGTGGCAATCCCGAAGAAGCACCCCTCTATAACGGTTGTTTCTTCGGGATTTTTTATGGTTATGTTCTCCGATATACTGCAAGTTTTTCATACCGTGTGTTTTTTGCTCCGTTCTGCAGTGATTTGCGTATCAAGGTTTTAAGCGGCTCACTCTAACTTTGCATACGATTATTTATCAACCGTTTAAGCGTATGAACAATGAGTAAATCAGACATCTGCAAAGAGGAGTTTATCCGAGTGGGTACGACCCTCTACAAGTTAGTGAACCAGCCCCGACTGAACGGTGGCTATGTGAAGAAACGCATCGTGTGGAATAACGAAACATTACGGCAGGACTATGGCAAACACTATCTCGCCACCGTCCCCAAGTATGACGGCTTCTGCACGGTTCCCGACCATGTGAACTACCATCCGATAGTGGACAAATTCCTGAACCTCTATGAACCGATAGACCACAAACCGATGGAGGGTAATTTCCCCTCTATATGTTCGTTAGTAAAGCACATCTTCGGGGAACAATACGAGTTGGGCATGGACTACCTGCAACTGCTCTACCTGCAACCCATTCAAAAGTTGCCAATCCTGCTGTTGGTGTCGGAAGAACGCAACACTGGCAAAAGCACGTTCCTGAACTTTCTGAAAGCCCTCTTTCAGAACAACGTGACATTCAATACCAACGAGGACTTCCGCAGCCAGTTCAATTCCGATTGGGCTGGCAAGCTGCTTATCGTGGTGGATGAGGTGTTGTTAAGTCGTAGGGAGGACAGCGAACGGGATTGGGCTGGCAAGCTGCTTATCGTGGTGGATGAGGTGTTGTTAAGTCGTAGGGAGGACAGCGAACGGTTGAAGAACCTGAGTACCACATTATCCTACAAGGTGGAAGCCAAAGGCAAAGACCGTGATGAGATAGCCTTCTTCGCCAAGTTCGTGCTGTGTTCCAACAACGAGTATCTGCCCGTCATCATAGACGCAGGGGAAACACGCTATTGGGTGCGGAAGATAGACCGCTTGCAGTCGGACGATACTGACTTCCTACAAAAATTAAAAGCGGAAATCCCTGCCTTCCTCTACCACTTGCAGTACAGACAGTTATCCACCGAGAAAGAGAGTCGTATGTGGTTTGCACCGTCATTGCTGCATACCGAAGCCTTGCAGAAGATAATCCGCAGCAACCGCAACAGATTGGAGATTGAGATGTGCGAACTTATACTTGACATTATGGTAAGCACGGGTATCGACTCTTTCTCTTTTTGCTGCAATGACATTCTCACGCTGTTGGCAAACACATATGTCAAGGCGGAGAAATACCAAGTAAGAAAGGTATTGCAGGAGTGCTGGAAGCTCACACCTGCACCGAACGGACTTACATACACCACCTACCAACTGAACTACAATCGGGAGTGTCGGTATGAGCCGATAAGGAGAGTGGGACGCTTCTATACCGTCACAAGGCAGCAGCTTGAAACGCTGTAACTCCATTGTCTTTTTGTTGAATTGTTGAATAAGGATATAACCATACTGATAATAAACAATATACACTCTCAACAAAATCTCAACAGACCAAAAGAGAAGTTGAGTCATAAAGCCACGAGCGATTGTCTGTTTCTCTTTTGGCGAGTGGTTTGTTGAGCGGATGTTGAGAATATATCTATATGGATATAAGTATCTTACATATACCATTCAACGAATCAACGATTTTCATTCACCATTAAAACCATAGGAAGATTATGACTACACAGGAAGCAAAGAAGATACATATCGCAGACTATCTGCAAAGTTTGGGCTACAACCCCGTCAAGCAGCAGGGCAAAAGCCTTTGGTACAAATCACCGTTCAGGGAGGAAACGGAAGCATCGTTCAAGGTGAACACCGAACTCAACCAATGGTACGACTTCGGAACAGGCAAGGGCGGCAACATCATCGCTTTGGCGCAGGAGCTTTACGGTTCGGACTATGTGCCTTACCTGCTTGGCAAGATAGCGGAACAAGCACCGCACGTCCGTCCCGTGTCTTTCTCTTTTCGCCAGCAGGCATCCGAACCGAGTTTCCAACATTTGGAAGTGAGAGAACTCACGCACCCTGCATTGCTCCGTTACTTGCAGGAGCGTGGAATAAACACCGCATTGGCGCAAGCGGAATGTAAGGAACTGCACTTCGTCCACAACGGTAAACCCTATTTCGCCATAGGGTTCCCGAATGTGGCTGGAGGATATGAGGTGCGCAACCGTTTCTTCAAAGGATGCATTGCCCCGAAGGACATCAGCCATATCCGACAGTCGGGAGAGCCGAGAGAGAAATGCCTCGTGTTCGAGGGAATGACGGACTATCTTTCATTCCTCACCTTGCGGATGAAGAACTGCCCGACCATGCCCAACCTTGACGGGCAGGATTATGTTATTCTCAATTCCGTTTCCAATGTATGCAAAGCCATAGACGTGCTGCACGGATATGAGCGCATACACTGTCTGCTTGACAATGACGAGGCAGGGCGGAATGCGTATTGGGAACTGGCAGGAGAGTTTGCCGGACGTATCAGGGACTTCTCCCGAAACTACAACGGGTACAAAGACCTGAACGACTACCTGTGCGGTAAGCCCCTGTCCCAATCGGCAGAGCCGATAAATCAGGAGAAGCAAGTCCAATCCGCAAGGCGGATGATGCAGCCACCGAAAAAGCGAGGGCTGAGGATGTAGGGAAGAGGTATGCTTGCAGCCGCACGGATATTTACCAACGGAAAATACCGTAGCTTATTAGGGAATTTGTCCGAGCCGCATTGCAAGCAACGCTGAAAATTCCCCAATAAGCCAAAGAGGTTGCACCTCTCTGGACACTCCCAGCCAACGGCAAAAGCCGTACAAGAGTAAACCACCAACCATTGTTTCACAAGTTAAAAAGAAAGGATTATTATATGGGTTATGCAGTATTACACATGGAGAAGACAAGCGGAACGGATGCCGCCATGTCAGCGCATATAGAACGCACCATCAAACCGAAGAATGCCGATGAGAGCAGGACGCACCTAAATCGGGAACTGATAAGGTTTCCCAACGGGGTGGAGAACAGGACACAAGCCATACAGCACCGATTGGACACCGCAGGACTGACACGCAAAATCGGCAACAACCAAGTGAGGGCTATCCGTGTCCTGCTCACGGGAACGCACGAGGATATGGAACGCATCACCAACGAGGGCAGACTGGATGGGTGGTGTAGCGACAATCTGAAATATCTTGCCGATACATTCGGTAGGGAGAACATCGTATCGGCAGTCTTGCATATGGACGAGCAGACACCGCACATACACGCCACCCTTGTGCCGATAGTCAAGGGAGAGCGCAAACGCAAGAAGAAGGAACAGGTAAAGAGGCGATACCGCAAGAAACCAACTGATGCCGCCCGACTGTGTGCCGATGAGATTATGACACGTGCCAAACTCAAATCCTATCAGGACACCTATGCCCAAACCATGAGTATTTACGGGTTACAGCGTGGTATTGACGGTTCGGAAGCAAGGCATATCTCCACACGGCAGTATTACCGTGATTTGATGCAACAGACGGAACAATTACAGACAGACATAGAACAACTTCAAGACCGCAAGAAAACGGTACAGGAAGAACTCAGGCGGGCCAAGAAAGAGGTGCAGACCGAGAAACTGAAAGGTGCAGCCACGACAGCAGCCACTAATATAGCCGAAAGTGTAGGTTCTCTTTTCGGAAGTAACAAGGTCAAGACATTGGAAAGGGAAAATGCAGCCTTGCAAAACCGCATTTCTGAACTTGAAAATGAAACCCAAGAACGTGAAAAACGGCAAGCCAAACAGATACAGGAAATGAAAAACGCATACGAGCAACAGAATCGTAAGCTGTCCGAGTTCGTGGATTTTGTTAAACGCTACTTCCCGTATGTGGAGAAACTGATACCAACGATAAAGTTCCTACGTGAAACTCTGAACTTTGGCGATGCCATCATTAGAAAACTATGCACATTCAAAGATGTTTCCATTAAAGGTGAACTATATTCCCGAGAGTTCAACAGACACTTCAAGACTGATAGTGCAGTTTGCTCTCTAAAACAGGATGCAGAGGGAAGATTTGAACTCAACATAGACGGTGTTTCACACATTAGCTGGTTCAGACGAAAAAAAGACGAGTTTATGGAAGCGTTGGGAATACCTACAAAGAGACAAAATCGTGGTATCAAGCTGTAAGTCATAATAAAATCCGTGATAATCGAATGTAGCATCACGGATTTTTCGTACTTTTGCATTCGGATTGAGGGAACTCTTTCCAAAACATATGAGAAAAGAAAGAAGCGTTATGCTTATCTTGTAACTTGAAAACGTAGGAAA